CAAACTCAGAACTAAAACACAGACAAAGTCGGAAGTATGGAAAGATTAGAAAAGTTAAAACTTAACTCAATAGAAAATCCTGGTAAGAAGAAAAGAGGATGTACAGATTGTAAGAAGAAGAAAGAGATAAATGAACCATTACCTCCAATAGATTACGAGGAGATATGGATACCAACCAAGGATGATATTAAACTTGCATACGCTGAACTAACATCATTTGGTGGAGTAAAGGATGATAAGAAAGTATTTATTAATAAGGTACATAACTTTCTATTCGGTGAAGACTTTGACTTTGGATGTAAAGGTTGTGGTAAGAATAGGGTAAGAAGGTTTAGTAACTATATGAAAACATTATAAATTATGAGCAAGGAAAAAGAAGGTCGTAAGACCAATGTAGCACAATACGAAGAACGAATGGTTGAAGTGTTTGAAATGATTCTATATAAGAAATTATCTTATACAGAGTTTCGTTCACAAGCAGCTGAGATGTTTGGTATAACTCAACGTCAAGCTGAATCCCTATACAAAGACGCAAGGGACCGTTTAAAGGAACGATTTGAACAACAACGAGAAGAAATACTATCTGAACAATTGGGTCGTTTATATGATCTCCTATACAGATGTAGGGAAGCGGGTAACAGAAGAGTGGAAGCTGAGGTGTTAAGAGATTTAAATAAGATATACGGATTGGACCAACCAGTTAAGGTGGACATAACATCAGCGGGTGAACCAATTAAGATTAATATAAACTTTGATTAACCCTTTTTTTTATTTATATTCTAAGTAAAAAACTTCGTAAAATGAGTAGACCTATAGGAATAAACCACGGAGACAAGTTTAATTTTTTAACTTTCTTGGAAGAGTCTGACATTAGGTTTGATAAGAATTGGAAGAAGATTAGGTTCGCAATGTTTGAATGTGATTGTGGTAACACAAAAGAATTAATGATTACCAATGTAAAGTTCGGTAATACAATTTCCTGTGGTTGTCAAAGAACAGGAAGGAAGAGAGGAATAATAAGAAGAAGATATATATGAAAATAGAATTTATAATACCAACGTACGAAAGAACAGATCTATTAATGGCTTGTATCAGTTCAATTGTTGGACAGACAAATCCCAATTGGACCATCCACGTTGTTGCTGATTGTCCCACAGAAGAAGTTAAAGAGAAACTATCTTGGATTGCAGTTTACTACGAAGAAGATACAAGGATTAAATTCTCTGTGTTAGATAAAAGATATAATGATTGGGGACATACACCAAGGAATTATGGATTACAGAAAGCAACAGAGGAATGGGTTGTAATGACAGGAGAAGATAATTACTATGTACCCACATTTGTGGAAAACTTCTTATCGGTTGTAAGAGATGATGTAAACTTTGTGTTCTGTAATATGGTACACAATTGGTCCAACGATGATTACATACCAGTTAAATGTGATATAGAATATGGTAAGATTGATATTGGAAACTTTATGACAAGAACATTCAACGCACAGAAACTAAGACTTAATACAGGTATTGAACAAGCAGACTATTTGTTTATTGAACAATACCTCAATAGATTCACAGAAGGAAAAATAATTAAAATAGATAAAATACTTTATGTACACAATTAACAAAGACAAGTCCATAATGAGGGACAACACTTCATCAGAAGGATTAAGAGAATTAATAAACGAATTGGGTAATACCAAGGAAATGAGAATGATTGAAATTGGTTCCTTCATTGGTGAATCAACTATCATCTTTGCTGAACACTTCAAAGAAGTTATTGCAATTGACCCATTCCAACCTGACTATCACAAAGAGGACCCAACATCAAGATTTAACTTTGATGAGGTATATGATGAGTATATCAGAAGAACATCACCATTCCCAAACATTAAGACATTACGATTAACATCAGATGATGCGGTTAAAGAATTGGATAGTGAGTTATATGATTTTATATATATTGATGGTATCCATTCATACGAACAAGTTAAGATTGATATTGACAACTACCTACCATTATTAAAACCTAATGGGATTATTGGTGGGCACGATTACGGTCCACACTGGCCAGGTGTAAATAAAGCAGTGAATGAAAAGTTTGGTCAACCAGACAAAAGATATAAAGATACAAGTTGGATTAAAATATTATAATATGAAAGTAGCATTAGTATGTGTTGCAAAGTGGGAGGACCACTACTTAGAAGAATGGTTGGACTATAACCACAAGATTGGATTTGATAAAATCATAATGTATCAAAACGATTGGAGGACAGATATTGAAAGACCATTCTTAGAAAAAAGAATATGTGATGGTAGGTCAATACAAGTAGGATTATATAATCATCATTTGAGTATTGATAAAGAGTATGATTGGATTGCATTCTTTGACTGTGATGAGTTCCTTGTATTAAAGAAACATAACAACGTTAAAGAGTTTATTGAGGAGTATGGTACAAAACATCCTGTCTTATCATTCAATTGGTATATGTTTGGAAACTTAGGAAAGGAAACAAGAACATCCAATAGTTTAATCAAAGAGTTTACCAAACGTGGAGAACACCCTGACCAACATATTAAAGTAATGGTTAAGGTAGATAGTGGAAACAGGTTCCAATTACCACACAATTGTAATCACGCATCAATGGATACAAATGGTAAACTATTCAATGGTCCATTTAATAAAATGGGACCAACAGATGTTGCATACTTAAACCACTACCACAATAAGACAAGAGAAGATTGGATGGATAGATGTAGAAGAGGAAGGATAGATTGTGATATTGCACACGATGAACACAGATGGGATAATGAGGTGAATATAAATAATGAGGTTGAAGATATGTGGGCTTATAACTTTCTATATGGAAATTAATGTTAATCTAACTAAGAAACAAAGTAGAACATTCAAGATTTTAAATGACGAGATTCATACAGAAGTTTTATATGGTGGTGCGAAGGGAAGTGGAAAATCCTATTTGGGTTGTGTTTGGGTTGTATATATGTGTCTTACTTATCCTGGCATTCGTTCACTCATTGGTCGTACAGTCCTAACTCAACTAAGAGTTACCACAATTAAAACATTATTAGAATTACTTAAAGAGTGTGGATTCAAATTAGAAGAACATTACACATACAATCAACAATCAAATGAACTAAGATTTTGGAATGGTTCAGAAATTATATTCAGGGATTTACAATTCAACCCATCAGATCCCAACTACGATTCATTAGGAGGATTAGAACTTACCATAGCTTTCATAGATGAGGTATCACAGGTATCAAGACAAGCGTATGATGTTGTACGTTCACTACTTCGTTATAAGATTAATGAATTTAAATTGAAACCAACTCTGTTTATGAGTTGTAACCCATCACAATCTTGGTTGAAGCAGGAGTTTTATATACCAATGATGAATGGAACAATAGAACCCAACAAGATATTCATCCAAGCATTACCAACAGATAACCCAAACTTACCAGAGTCTTACCTTAATATTCTTAAATCACTACCATTAAAACAAAAGAAACGTTTATATGATGGTGATTGGAACTATGAAAGTACAGAAGATAGTTTGTTTGACTTTGATTTAATATCCAATTCACTATATAAGTTCACACCAAATCCACAGGATAAGAAGTATATGTCAGTTGACGTAGCAAGGTTTGGTTCAGACAGGTCCGTAATCTGTATTTGGGTGGGACTGGTTGTCACAGAAATACTTATCTATACCAAACTATCAACCACAGAATTATCGTCCGAAATAAGGGAACTAATTGCTAAGTACGGAATCCATCCCAATAATATAATTGTGGATAGTGATGGCGTTGGTGGTGGAGTAGCTGACCAAATTAAAGGAACCAACTTTGTGAACAATAGTAAAGCGTTACACGAACAGAACTTTAATAATATAAAGAGTCAATGTTATGTTAAACTATCTGATTTATTTAAGGAGGGTAGGATTAGTATAAATTTATTGGACCCAACTGTAATAGATGACTTGACTCAAGAACTATTAAGTGTTAGATTAAAAGATACGGATAAAGATAATAAGGTAACAGTACAATCCAAAGATGAGATGAAGAAGATATTAGGTAAGTCACCCGATTTATCTGATGCGTTAATGATGAGGATGTATTACGAAATAAAGAATTTAAAATCAACAGGAAGATACTCTCCTGTATGGACAGTTTAAAATATAAAATATGGTAAGTTTTAAAATAGAAAATAAGGAATATCAAATTCCAAACATTATATCAATTGAATTATATTCAAAGATATTCAAAATAAAAGATTTATTCAGTGATGATTACTTCGCAGCTAAATTGGTTTCAACAGTATGTGGACCATCTGTGGAAGAATTATTGGAATCAGATTTTCAGGAGGTGAATTATATTGCAACATATATAATGTCATTACTACCACAGGATAAACCAAAGTTCGTAGATAGATTTGAAATTGATGGTGTGAAGTATGGGTTCTTTCCAAAGTGGAGGGACTTAACCTTTGCTGAGTTTGTGGATATGGATACACTATCAACAAAGAAACCAGAAGAAGTATTGGACTATCTACATATCATAGCAGCCATAATGTACCGACCAATCACAGAAGAAAAATCAGAACACGATTTTAAGATTGAAAAGTATGATGTTAAGACGATGCAGGAACGAGCGGAACTGTTCAAAAAGAAATTAGAAGTTAAGTACATATTAGGTGCACAGTTTTTTTTTATCAAGTTCGCAAAGAGATTTTCAGATTATTCCCAGCTGTCTTTGATACCGAAGCTATCGATATGGACGAAAATGAAAATCGTATGGATGATGAGGAAGCTGATATGGACAATAGTTTTCAAAAGGTCTATGGTTGGTTCCTTGTCACAAACAGACTTACTAACAATGATATTACAAAACACGAAGCGGTCTATCAAAAAAATATAACAGAAGTTCTAAATCAGTTGTCATTCTTAATTGAATATGATAGGGAACAGACGAGGATGCAGAATAAAGCGATGAGAAGATCATAATTTCAGGATACGTTTTCCTACATTTTATATTTAATATTAGATGAACAACATTACTTATAACCAAATATTAACATATTTCAGTAGTATAGCCTACCACCACGAACAGATTATGTCGTTTGGTGTGGGTGATTTTACTCAAATAACCAATGATGTTGAAACAAAACAGGAACCAAAGTACACTAGAATGTACGTAGTTCCAGCAAATGTTGAGTTTAATCAGAATCACATACACTATAATTTCTCAGTTGTTGTAATGGATAAGGTTGAAGATGACCTTTCCAACCTACAAGAAGTAATGTCTGACACCTTAGATATAGTTAAAGACATTTGGACTGTGTTCTATCGTTCATATACAGAACAACAAGGTTGGTTTTCCAATATAATAATGGGAGATTGGGAACCAGATTGTAATCCATTCACAGAAAGATTTGAAACAACACTCGGTGGTTGGACAATGCACATCAGAATGAGTGCACCATTTGATTATAACTCTTGTGTTATACCAATGGATAATGGTTATGTATTTCCTCAAGATGAATCCTTTTCAAGTTACTTACAAATTATAAAAGACTTTGAAGCTTTTGCTGAAAACCACAAACAGATTGAAAGTTTTGGATATGGTGATGAACACTTAATAACAAATGATATTGAAACAAAGGTTGAACCATTATATCCTCGTATATATTTTGTTCCTGAAAGAACAAGACTAAATCAAAACTATTTGAATATAACTTGGAAAGTTATTGTTGTGGATAAATTGGAAGATGACCTATCAAATCAAGTTGAGGTATTATCTGATACATTAGAAATAGTAAAAGACTTTTATGCTAAAGCCTATTTATCAGATTACGATGTGGAGTGGAATGCGATGTTGGAACCTATGTTAGAAAACACAGAAACGATATTAGCGGGATGGACATTAACAGTTAGTATCCAACAGAAGTTTGATTACAACAGATGTGTATTACCGATTACACCGTTCGTTAATTTAACTTGGGAAGAGTTGGTTCAAATGTGGAAGGATGTTAATAAAAATTGGAAAAATGTTTAAAACAAAAAAAATATGGGTCAATTAAATAATCAATATGTAAGTAGTTCCTTTCAAGGTCTTTTAAAAATGACCAATAGCACCACAGGTGTAACTAATACTTTACAGACAGTTCAAACAGGAGATGGTACTGACACACCATTACAAATAAGTCAAACACAAGTTAATATATCTGGTAGTTTCTTAATAAACAACGTTCCCATCACAAACGGAACAAACGGAACATCAGGAACAAGTGGTGTAGCAGGAAGTTCTGGCACATCAGGAACAAGTGGTGTAGCAGGAAGTTCTGGCACATCAGGAACAAGTGGTGTAGCAGGAAGTTCTGGCACATCAGGAACATCTGGTCTTGCTGGTTCTTCAGGAAGTAGTGGAACATCAGGAGGAACAGGAACTAGTGGAACATCAGGTACTAGTGGACAGAATGGTTCATCAGGAACATCAGGTAGTAGTGGATTTGGTTCTAGTGGTACAAGTGGTGCTGATGGTAGTTCAGGTACAAGTGGTGGAACAGGTAGTAGTGGAACGTCAGGTAGTTCAGGAACAGGAGGAGGTGATAGAAATGGGTTAATAACCACAGGTTCAATAGCAGACACACAACAAATCACAGGTAGTTTAATACTTGGTAATACAGTTATATCAGGTTCATTAATTGGTAATACTGTTAATAGTGGTATTATAAAAATACAATCACAATTACATTCATCAAGTAGTTTAGCTATACCTTTTGGTTATATATCAAGTTCTAATCCTGATTTACAAACCAATATAATGTTTGGTAGTATTACAGCAGCATCTGGTTCAGGTTTATTAACTAATACTCTAACAGGTTCAATCGTTATATCAGGTTCCAATAATATATTATTAGGTGCTGGTAATAGAGGTAATACAATAACACAAGGAACATATGGGTATCTTGGTGGTAGTAATAATATTGGTACAGTAATACCAACATTAAACACAGGGTCGGTAATAAGACCATCCATATCTAATAACGCTTTACAATCATCACTAGCATTACAATTCACAACAAGTTCATTATCGGCGCCATCTATATCAAGTAATTTAATATATAACTCAACAACAATAAATCATCAAAGTGGTTCATTATCTTATTCAAATAATCTAAATCAAGGTAGTGTTACATCAACCGCAAACAATATTGCATTACCATTCTTAACAACAATACAACAAAACTATTTTGGTGGTAGTTCAATAACATTACAACATATTAGTTCATCAATAACAGCAACAAATAATATTGTAGGTGGCGCGGCATTTACTGTTACTAACTTAGTTTCAAGTTCAGTATCTACAACTGCTAATGGTTTATCGTTTAATAATAACCTTATACTTGGTTCCGCAAATGGTGTGTGGGTATCAGGTTCAAATACTACAAATAGAAGAACAGTAATTTCAAATATTATTGGTGGTACAAATACCGCAGTATCTTCATCTCAAGTAGGCGCTGATACACATTTAGTTTCATCAATTGTATATGGTCAAAACTTAATTGTATCCGCGTCACACGCATCTGGCGTTGGTGGTTCAACTTTTGTTGGAAGATATAACGCAACAGGTTCATTACAAGAAAGTTCACAAGACGCAGTATTTGTTGTGGGAACAGGAACAGGTGTAGGTAGTAGAAGAAACGCATTACACATTGATAGTAATAACAATACAAGAATCACAGGTTCAGTATTAGTTTCAGGTTCATTAAATACAACAGGTAAGATAAATGATTTAAAAATACATACAGGTTCTGTAAATGTTGATAGTATTGGTATTGGAAACAATACATTAGCAGCAGCAACTGGTTCATCTTTAAGTAATATTGCAATTGGTAATAGTGCTTTAAGATTTAACGTAACTGGTTCTAATATAGTAGCAATTGGTGGTAATGCTTTAGAAAATAGTTTAGACGGATTTAATACAGCGATAGGAGCTAGCGCTTTAAGCGCGTTAATATCAGGTGGACAAAATATGGCCATTGGACAATCCGCAATACAAGCATTAACAGGAGGTACTAAAAATACTGGTATTGGTTTCAATACTATGGTGAATGTGGTAAGTGGTAGTAACAACACAGCTATTGGCGCAGGAACATTACAAAGAAATACAAATGGTTCAGGATGTGTTGTGATTGGTAACCAAGCTGGTGGTTGGTCAACAACATCAAATGAATTTTTTATTGGTAATGACTCCCTTGGTTCAGCAGATGCTGAAAGAAGTGGTTCATTATTTTGGGGTCAATTTGCTAACCCTATAAGTTCACAAAATTTACAGATTAATGCTAATACAAAAATTATTGGTGATGTTTTATTCTCATCAGGTTCAAATAAAACTATGGGAACAGCGGTACTTGATGGTGGAAACCCTGGTACTGTAGTTGTATCAAATACTTTAGTTACAGCAAGTAGTATTATTATGTTGACCAAACAAACTAACAATCATCCTAATGCAGGACCTGTTGTTGTAAGTTCAAAAGGTAGTGGAACATTTACAATTACATCAAACCATAACGGAGACACAGATACAGTAGCTTACTTAATTATAAACCCCGCATAATGGACTTAAACGCAATAGAACCTATCATAGAACAGATTGTTAAAGACAGCCTTCAAAAGAATGTTTACCAATATGGTAAGAATGCAAGGTTGACAAATAGAGTTGCTTCAGGTAAATTAAAAAATAGTATCAAAGCTAAAACCACAACTGATAAGAATGGTATTACTATTATTGAAATAACAGCGTTTGGACAACCATTAAATAACACATATGCGTATTGGTTAATCAATGATAGGAAACCTGGTAAGTGGGCAAACATAGGGGCTATTGAAGAGTGGATTAAGAATAAGAAAAGTTTTAGAATGAGAAATTTTAAAACAGGAAAATATATCGAAAAGAACGATAAAACAATAAAACAAGCAGCATATGTAATTGCAAGGTCAATAGGGAAATTTGGTTTTAAAAACAAACCACAAAACTTTATTGAAGTATCAATTGATATGTTAATGAAAAACGATAAAATAATTCAAATACTCGGTGACGAAGCATTTGAAGATTTGTTAAACGCAATTGAGGGAATATGAGTTATATATTTGGATACCAATCGCTATATAGTAATAACTTAAATAGCAACACACAATTAAGGAGAAGTACGGATATGGTCTACCAAAGAGGTGGAACATACGAAGTAGTATTGACAGGGGACACCTATGTTCAGAGTATGAGATTAGATGTAGATTTATTTTCAAGCGATGAGAAGGTTGGACGTATGTCAGTAATCCCTTACGACGTATCTCAGAGTGGATTAACATTCACTTACAGATTTAACATAAGACCATACGATTACTTATCCAACTATGTGAAAGCACAACACTATACTTACTATTGGTTAAACGATTGGTATAGTACAACAGAACAAATCAACTGGAATAATCCTTATCCAAATAGTATTAATGTAAACTTCAATTACGGATATAGATATGTAAACTCATCAGGAAGAACTGTAACAGAATATACAAATGATCCTGGTAATCTATATAACCATTTTACAAACTTAGTAGCTTGTCAAAACGATACTTCATTTGTTCCATCAGGATTTACAAACACAGGTAATCATTTTAATTATATCGGTGGTCAATTCCAAATGAATGACCATTTTATATTACCAAACTTTGACCAAGAGATTGGAACAGTAGTAGGTACAGGTATGACAATCAATACGGTAGACATATATCGTAGAATGTCACCAGTGGCACAATTCTTAATGGATTATCCAACACTACCTGAACAATCACAAACAAGTAGATTTTTAACTGAAGCACCAAGGATTCAATATATACAATCCGAAGATAATTATGTATTATTTTATTTAAACGGACAAACAGGAGATAGACAAGTGATAGAAGCAGACTTTGCATTATTTGAATTATATGATGAGACTAATACTCTCGTTACACACTTTGAACAAGAGTTAAATTTTTCAGGTACAACGTTTCAATCACCAACAGGATATACAGATA